TATGTCGCAGAATCATTAGTATCAGCGGCAGTTAAATACTCTGCAGTAAAGTTAGCAGGAGTTACATCATACAATGCATTTAATGCCGGTAATCTTTTATAATAATGTAGTTCAACTTTTGTAGCTGTTCCTATCGTAGCACCTTCACCAAATCCTGGAGCAAGAAGAATTATGTTACCAACTCGAGACCAATAAAAAGCCTGGGTCTTTAAAGCCCAAGCATCATTAAAAGTTCTAAGATCGGTCTTCTCATTAAAGACACGACAAGTTCTACCATCATCATCTATCTCTCTTATCTGTATAAACTCAACCAAATCTGCTGGAATTGTTAACTCAGTTTTGCTGGTATAAGAATTACCAGCTGAAGTTGTTGCTGCCTCTAGTTGTGTTTTAGAATAAGTTACTGTCTGCTCAAGTGCAGCAACTCTTAATTTTCTATAACAGTTATCTGCAGCATATCTCATAGCATCTTTTATTTTATCATCACTTACAACAGAAGAATCTTTATTTGACCAATCCCTTACTAAGCTCACAAAATTTGTATAAGTCGGCATAATTATCTCCCTTAAGTATTGACAAGAAGATCCGGGTATTCAGTTGTTAATATATATCTTAGTCTTTTTACTTTATCTTTATCATTCATAAAAGTCTGCGAGTGAAGATCTATACCATGGTCTTCATTTATTTTAATAGCAACAATATCTGGAATCGTTGCCATCTTTCTATAACCATGTTTTGTTTTCCCAAAGTAGTCTTGTTTTTCTCTTTCTAATTTCACGTGCTTTAAGTAAGGATCCACATCCTGCATCGCCTGCCATTGACCTGTGTTTAAGTCAAAGCCTGCATCGATACTTTTTCTAGGATCTACTGTTGCACTTTTAAATCTAAATTCATTTTCTTTCGCCATCCTCAACTCCTAGCTTATGCTGCAGGTTCTGTAATAGCTGTAAACCTACCAGACTTACCAATATAACCTAATAGATCTCCAGCTGTTGCGGCTGTAAGATCGTTAGCTTGTAATGCTGGATCTGGAGTTCCACTAACATTCATAAGTTCTAAGTGAGTTATTTTATAACCACCACCTGTTGCTGGTCCTATCTTGTATACACATTTTTCTACTGGAAAAATATTTCCTGCATTTGTTTTAATAACGTACATTATTCCCTCCGTTATTTAAGGGAGCCGTAGCTCCCTATTAAAATTAATTAGGTACTGTTGCGTCAATACCATCTAGGTAGTTCATCATTCCTAACAAACCACTATCATCTGATATACCTTCAAAGATATTTAAATCACCATTAAGAATTGCAAGTTCTATTTCTGCTGCAATTACTTTAAGTTCTTCAGGCATATTAGTATAGTCTGCCATACCTACCATTCCGGTACTCATACCACCCCAGGTATCTGAACTTTCCCACATACCATTCATAAGAGCTTTTACTCTTGATACATAGTAAGGTCCCCAGTTATCCATGATAGCAGTTAACTGAGTATCAGGTGCGAAAGCAATCATATCGGATGCTTGTCCAAATGCTAATACACCTTTAGTTCCTGCAGTTTGTAAAGGAGCTGGTGAGTCTGTATGTTGCGTAATAATATCTGCACCATTACTAATCAATACATTCGCTGCTTGAGATTCTTTAGCAGGATCATACCATGTATTAACCCATATTATATCTAAATCAAAATCTGGATTTACAGAAGTTGCTCCAAGATAAAATGCGTTAATCCCTCTTATTACTTCAGGAATTGGGAATGAAGCTATATATCCAGCTTTACCTGCTGTACTCATATGTCCAGCAATCACACCTTGTATATATCTTCCTTCATAAAACCTACTACTATAAACACTTACGTTCTCAGCAGTCTTATAACCGGTAGCATGTTCAAATTTTACATCTGGAAATTCTTTAGCAACTTTTAACGTTTGATCCATATATCCAAATGAGGTTGTAAATATAATGTCTGCACCACTCTGAGCCATGTCTCGCATAACCCTAGCAGCATCAGGACCTTCTGGTACTGATTCAACATACATTGTAGTAACTTTATCACCTAGTTCGTCTTCAACCATTTGACGACCTTGATCATGCATGTATGTCCACCCATGATCTCCGACTGGACCTACATAAACAAATCCAGCTTTTACGTGATTCTTAAGTACACTTCCACCTGCAAAGGCAAAAGTTGGTATTAGTAATATTAATGTTAGTATCGAAAATAATTTTTTCATTTGAGTCCTTCTCTTTAATATTAGTTAGTTGTTAATTTATCCTCTTCCTGTTATGACGTTGCCGCCACCTTTATAGTATTTAGAAATCTTTCCGCCAGAAGCAAAACCTTTAGCTTTCTTCCATGCACTAAAACCCAAATATCCCGGTTTCTTTTTATGTGGATCGCCAATAGCTGTTTTATGAAAATTTGCACGCCGCCACTGATCTTTTAAACTCAGATTATTTTCAAGTTTAATACCAGGAATATATAAACTTGGACTATTTTTATTTGACATATTTATCTCCCAATAAAAAGGAGAGACTAATTAAAGCCTCTCCCTAAACTAATCCTTAGTTAAGACCGTAGATTGCTCCACATCCTAATGGATTACGTACTTCAAGAGTCTGCTCTTCAACCATCATACCGACAGTTGAGTCACCCTTCTGACCTACGTCAACCTCTTGTAGAGGTCTTAAAGATGCCATATTAAACCACATTGGATCATAGATCAATGCAGAAAAATCTTTAACAGATGTAGTAGCACCTAGATTAGTAGTTCCGTTAACTCTAGTGAACTGGACACTCTTAGCCAAACCCATAATATAGTTAGGAACAACCATAACATCACCGAAATCTGACATATAAACGTCAACTGATTGTCTCAGCTTTCCTTTCTCGTCAATATTTCTAACTACTCCAGTATCACTAACCATAAGGTCAGAGAAATCTCTACGTAATTTTGGAGATATCATTATCTTAGTAGCTTTACCACCTTGCTCATAAATCTTTTGCATAGTAGAATCAACATCAGCTAATGAAAGACTAGCCTTATCAGGTTGATTAGTACTATCTGCCGAGGATTTAATAATCCCTGTACCATCTCCCATAGTTGCAGGAGCAGCCCAATCAGCAGTAGCAAAAGTAATTGTAGCAGTATTGTTGATAAAAGCTTGGTAAGATCCTGCAGCTCTTGCAGTATTACCTTGTGCAGCTATAGCAGCTGATACGTTAAAAGAATGAACCATATCTGCTTCATAATCTCTACGTAATTCTGTTCCACGCTTTTTAAGCTGGTAAGCATATTCGTCTGCAACACCTGCTTGATCAACAGCTCGTCTAGTTCCAGACACAGCAATAGTTTTACCATTGATTTGTGTGTAGTTACCTAGTCGAGTTCTATACGGACCTACTACTTGAAACTTAGCACCTGCAGAAGGTGTAGGATCAGCAGAGCCTGGTTGTAGAAAGTCTTGACCTTCAGCAATTCTGGAATCTCCAGGAGCTTCTAGTGTATCTGTTTGCCATTCATGATAAATAGCAGTTGCTTTAGTTTTACCGATTGAAGATAGAAAAGGTGTTTCATCTCTTGTAATCATGGTAATAAAATCGGCTAAGTCTTCTCTCTGAGAAACGTTAGCACTTGTTGTTCGCGCTGGACCTTGAGGACCTCCAGTACCGCGAGAACCTATTATTGTAGTCATATCTTAATTCTCCTAAGATTTAAATAGATAGTGACCGCTTGGCATAACCTCTTAGAAAAGCATCTTGATCTTGTTTAGAAGAATTTTCACTTAAAGCTCTTTTTCTCAATGCCTGCTCTGCATCAACTTGTTTTTGTTGTACAGGCCTAGACTTTCGAGTAGGAATCTTTTTAGCAGGTGCTGCTTTTCTTTTTGCAGAACCTTTATTAATTCCCTGTTTTAAAATACGATAATCATTAACAAACTTTACAATAGCAGGATCAACAATAGTATCTAATACTTGTTCGTTGATTCCTTCTTTAAGTGCAAATGCACGGATATCTTTAGCTGTTGTCTCATTAAATCCAGGAATTAAAGTTGGAATTGTTTCATCGAAAGTTTTCAATTGTTCATTCCAAGCTTTTGTCATTTGCTCCTGGGACTTTTCTGTTACAACTTTTTGAAGGGACTCACGTCCTCTTCTAGCTTCCCAATATTCTTTTTGCTTTTGCTCTCGTTTATCTTTAAGATCTGTTAGATCATATGAATTACCGTCTTTACGAGCTTCATCAATTTTCTTTTCAAGATCATGAAATTCTTTTGCATGTTCTTGCTCAGACTTATATAATACAGCAACCGAAGCCGTCGACATTGACTGTACTTCAGCTAGCTTCTTATTATAGTCTTCTTCAAAGTTTTTCCTTGCGTCACCAAGTTCGCGACCCTTTTTGGATAGAGATTGTTCAGTAGAATAACCTTTAATAAGATCATTAAAAGAAACTTCGGTATCTTGTCCATCGATCTTTAAAGACACTTTCGCTTCTAAGTCTAAATCTTCAGGAGTAAATAATTCAGGATCTTGGGTAGCGGGTTCATCACCAGCATCCTCACCTTCATCTCCTACTTCTTCTTCATTAGCTCCTTCTTCAATTTCTTCGTTTGCAGATTCATCAGATTCCTTTGGGTCTTGTTGTTCTGATTCCTCTGGGTCAACCTCAGGTACTTGCTCAACGGGTAGAGACTGTTCTTCATTCGGTATAAAATCCGAACTAGAAACAATATCAGCCAGCAATTGTTCTTCTGTTCGACCATCCGTAGCTCCAGCGTCATCCCTAGGCGGGGCAGAGTCTGGTATTGCTTTGGTATCTTCACTCATATTAGTTTACCTCTTTCTTTTTTGTGGTAGACTTTTTAGAATTCTGTTCTATTACTTTAGAGTATCTTTCTTTTAAAGCATACATATAATATAATTTATCACAATTAAGTTTTGTTTTACCACCACTTCTGCTTGAATCATATTCTAAAGTATTTATCATTTC